GACCAGGAACGAGCCGGTGGCTTCGAGGTTGAGTTCCTTGTTGGACACGTTCCAAACCTTGTCGCCCGCATAGACCACGCCGCCCTTGATGCCGGTCTTGGTGGTTTCGTCCTCGACCCATGTGACGATTTGCCCGAACGGGCAGTCCGATCCAGCGGTGCCCGTTCCGCCGGCCCCATGACGCGCCCGATAGCTGAATCCCCCGGAAGTGGAAACGATCTCCAATGTTGCCGATGGCCGGGGCGTGCGTGCGGCCAGCGCATCGACCATCGTGTTCCAATCGGTGGCGAGGATCGGGTTGCCGGGGCGTTTTTTCGGCGGGAGGTTCATGCGTCAGTCGGTATAGATGTCCGGGTCCCACCCGCCGCGGTCGCTGGCGAGCCATTCACGTTCGATGCGGAACGAATTGCCTTCCTGTGTCTGATTCACCCCGTTGAGCAGCCAGTTGCGGCTGGTAGCCAACGCAGGGGCCGGTCCCGAGGGTGTGTCAATCTCACCAATCTTGTTGAGGTCGGTGCTTCTAACACCCGAGTTGCGGGTAATGCATTCCCGCCACGCCACCTTGGGCGAGTAATAGGAAACCTGGCCGCGCATGATTTTCTTGAGCGCCTCCTTGCCCAGCGTGCTGGTGACCTGGTCCTTGTAGGCTGTGCTCGAGTCATCCTTGTCCTTGCCGCCCGCGATGTTCTTGAGCGCCTCCACCTCGGCATCTGGGAGGTTTCTGTACCGATAGTGTGATAGCAGCGGTTCCTCGGAAAGCGACAGGCCCGTCGTGTAAGATGCCGCCGCCTTTTCCTCTTCGTCGGTTTTGGCCTCGGCACCGGCATAGTTGCAGGTGATTTCCGCCAGGTCTCCCTCCATGACTTTGGCGGTGGCCGTGTCCACGCTGATAAATGAAACCTCCGGGTGAGGCGTGCCCGGTCGCGGCATCAGCGCGGCAATCGAATTGCGGTGGCAGAGGAAAACCTGGGTGGCGGTCCACTTGCCTTCCCGGTCTACGGAGAGCGTGTAATCCGGTTGCGGATAGAGAACTCCCGGCTGGATCGAAACGTGACTCGGCATCTTGGCCGGGGCGCGAAGTCAACCAAACGCAGCCTGAGTGCTGCCGCCAAGATTCCCGATGCCGCGGTTTACATCCTTGAGCAAGCGGTTTGTTTCGCCTGTTAGGCGGTTGTTCTCGCGCTGGGCGTCGAGCATACCGGACGAATATCCACCGCCGCCGACCTTGCCGAGTGACGTGACGATAGGATCAAGACGCTTTGCCTCCGGTTTCACGACTGGTCCGGTGGGCTGGCTGGCGGCGGCTGCCTTCTTCACCTCCTCCGCCTTGGGCATCGTGTCCTTGATCGACTTCACGAGGTTTCCAAGATTCTCACGCAGGGCCGTGGTGTCGAACGTGTCGGTAAATCCGAAATCCATCGCCTTGCCCCCTGCCGTCATGGCGGCCTTTCCAACGCCCGATGCGCCCGATGAAATTAGACGGTCGTTCTCGGTTTGCAGCGCCTTGTAATCGACGCCGAACAACTTACCCGACTCGGCCTTATTGCCCCTGAGAATGTCCTTGAAACTCGTATCAACATCCTGCGACTCGAAACCCAGCAGCTCCGACATCCCGGGGATCGATACCAGTCCCTTGAGCATCCACCTTGCGCACCATTCGATGCCCGCTTTCAGATAGGCGATGGGCATTTCAAAAGCGTTGAGCAGGGCGAGTCCGAAGCTGGAAGCCAAGCCAAGCAGCATGGTGCCGAGGCCCTTCCACATGCCGCCGTCAGTGATGAAATAGAAGAGGAATGACACGGCGGCGCGGAACCCGTTGATGAGAGAGTTGATCGCCACCGCGAATCCAAGTTTGAGAGATGATGCCACCAGTTCCAGGACAAGCCCGCTCTTGAAAGCGGCGATGACGAACATGATCCCGCCCTTCACGGCCTTACCGGCTTCGGCGGCCATCGGGGTGAGTTTGGCAACGAGGTCGATAGCTTGTGCGACAAGTGGCCGGATCGCGTCATTGATCGGTTCGCCGAGCGCCAGGAACACCTCGTTGAACGTGTCCTTGAGCGTGGAGAACAGGCCCTTGGTCGTTTTGCTCTGTTCCTCCATCATGCCGTAGAATTTGCCGCCCTTGGATGTCATGTTGACGAACGCCTTCTCGATCTGCAGGAAACCTACCTGACCGGATTCGGTGAGTTTTCTAACTTGCGATTCGTTCACCCCGAACTGCTTTGCGAGTTCACCGATAATCGGGATGCCGCGACCTGTTAGCTGATTGATGTCCTCGGCGAACAACCGCCCCTGCACCCGCGCCTTGCCATAGATCTCGGCGATTTCATTGATCGGTGCCTGGATGCCTGCCGACACGTCACCGATGCGCCGCAGGGTTTCCGGCACGGTGTCGGCGGACTCACCGAACGCGATCAGCTTGCGACCGGCATCAGCCAGTTCGGGAAATTCAAATGGCGTGTCGGCACCCAGCTTGCGGAGTTTGGCCAGCGTCTCTTCCGCCTTGGCCGCGTCACCTATCAGGGTGGTGAAGGCCACTTTGGTTTGCTCGAAGTCGGCTGCTGAATTGACCGCCTTCACCCCCACACCCAACGCTGCCGCACCACCTGCCAACGCCGCTCCTATGCCCGCCTTGAGCGCTATGCCGGCAACATCGAACCCCTTGCTCAAGGCCGCTGACCCACCCTTGCCGAGGCCCGCCAGTCCTGCGCTGCTCATCTTCCCCATACGGCGGGCCGACGCACTCACAAGCTCCGTGGCCCCCGCCATGGCCCGCTTCAACGCGGTGATGTCGGCTCCAAGGGTGACTGTCAGGGCGCTCATGCGCCGGGTGGGAAGTCAACTAACTGCAATGTCACGCGCAGCAGCGTACTAAACTCACTTGTTGAAATGAATGAGGAAGTTGCGTTGAGTCAGATGCCTCATTGTTCAGCATTCTCATCATCGTCGCCGTACAGCATCTTCAGATTCTCAACGTGTTTCCGGACTTGTTCTTCCGTCACTCCCCACTCCGTGTAAATCGCACTCCGTAGAGCCTTGGCAGCACAAAGTGCCTTGCTGATTATCAAGTAGAGTCGCCCGAGGGAATCGTTTATTGAGCGTCTTCCTGATTGGTTGATTAGATCGGTCGAGTTCTCAAGGAAGAAGCGATGCACCAGAAGATTTCTCGCTTGATTTGCATTATCCAACATCGCATAAAAATCTTCTGTGTCGCCTTGCTTCTGGTTCTTTTTTAGAACTTGAATCATTGGATTGAGGCACACCTGTAGCAAATCGTCATCCCAGTCCTTTGCTCGAAGGTCCTTTTTGCGATCGAATTCTATCCGTCCGTCCAACTCTGCGGCAACAATAATGGATTGCATGCACCCCTCAAGTATTTGTGCAAGGTACACAGTCACTCCAAAATTCTCGAAGAGGATTTGGGTATCGGGAGTATTGGAGGTGATAAATCGTTTCATGCAATTGAAGTCAAATTAGAATTGTTAAATGCGATTTATCACGACCCAACAACCACGCGAATTGTCTTTAGCTTTTCATCACACAAATGCATATCAACAGGATTCCCGCCAAAAACATTGATGGATAATTCCTTACCAAAACGTTTGGCACTCTGGATGCACTCCTGATCGTTTTCAAGCCCCTTCTTAATTGTCGCTCTGAACTCGTATGTTGATCCAGTCTTGTCAATCTGAGCCATTTTCGTATTAAATCCTCTTTGTCCCAAATACCTCCCGAGATCATTCGCCTCAGATTCAGTAACAGATGATGTATAGTATAGTTCCCCCCAGTCATATTTCAATTTGCGCCCATAATTTTGACCGCAACTAAAAATAATGAGTATTGTCACCGCGCATACTATCCAGCGTTAAAACTTTCTTGTGTGCATCTCTATCCTCCGTTCTGTTCTTTGCAAGCATTGGGGCATTTATTACAGCCCCTTGGGATCTTCCTGACTTTGCGATTGATTCAACGCATGGACTATCTTGCTAATAAGGGCACCGCAAGCTCAAACTTATCCCCCCTCCGACCCCACTGGACCCGCAGCACCTCCAACCGCTCCCGAAGCCCGGTTCCACTCTCCCCGATCCCACTCCAATGCGTCCTCACGCCATTTCGCCGCAACAGACAGTGTTGATACTGAGCGAGTCGCGCTAACGGCATGAACAAAATCCGTTCCTCGGGCCAGCCTGTTTCTGCGGCGACGGCGAACACCTGGGCGGCTATGAAACCTGGCTCGTCGCAGGGGATTGCGGCTTTTTTCCGGCGATCTCCCCCATGGTTTCGACTTGGGCCGCCTCCAGTTCGCGGCTTTGTTCTTCCAGGCGCTTGAAGGCGGTCTGGAAGTCGCCGGGGGTGAGGCTGCCGCAGAAGATCAGGGCGGACTCACGGAACCTCTGGGCATCGAAGGACGCCCGTACCACGTCCGGCCAAGGGGCACAGTGGGTGAAGACAAAGCCCATGATGGCGGAGGTGAACTCTGGCGTGCCGTCATCGGGCATCACTCCCTTCACCAGGGGGTTGCCGATGCGCAGCATCACGTCGTAACTGGCGAGCGAAAGCGGGCGCATGGCTTGGCCCCCCACCACGGTTTCAGCGTCATGGAAGGCGGTGGATAGAAGGCTTTGGCGGTCGGTGTCGTTCATGGGATCTTAGAGGTAGCGGAGAAACAGGTCTTCGGTTTGGGGCGAGGCGTTTAGAGGCAGGAAGGCGAATTTCCCGCGCCGGCTGATGCAGGCGAGCGGCACGTCCTGCTTGATCTTGGTGACGAGCGATTCACGGTTCACCAGCGCCGCCTTGATGTAGGCGAACGGATGCTCGGGGTTGGCGATGTGCCACCCGTTGTCCGACCATGCCGCGATGAGTTCACTGGTCTTGTATTTCCCGCAACGACTCTGCGGGTCGAAGAACCAGATGACCCGCTCGCCGCGGATACCGTCGCCGACCACGCGGACGAAGGGTTTTTCGGCCAGGGGAATGCCGACTGCTGACAGTGCGGCGGCGAGGGCCGTGTTGCTGGTGGCGGTGGATGACAAATGGGTGATGGAGTTCATGTCTTGATCTGGGATTGGTTTGATAGATTGTTACGAGCCCGTGGTCACGAAGGGGTAGTGGGTGGCGGTGATGTCGATCTTCTCGAAGTCCTCGTTGTTGAGGCTGCGGTTGATCTGCATGATGATCGTGGTGCCGCCAGTGGTCGCGAGGTGGGCCGGGATCGCATTGGCAAGGACGAGGGCCGTGCCGATCTTGCCGTTGAACGCTGAGGTTTTGGCGACCAGTCCCGAAATCTTCACCTCAACCTTTGATTGATAGAGAGCAAGACCCTGGATTTCCCCGCTCGTGGTGAGGACCGTTTTTTCCTGCGTGGAATAGTCGTATGCCAAATCATACAGGATCATGCCCGATTGGTCGTTCGGGATGCCCCAGTTGCCGGTTGTGCCAAGGGTAGTAGCAGCCATTTGACCGGGGCGGCGTGTCAACCGG